ACATATTGTTCAGAACCTTTTTTATATTCCATTATTTCTTCAATGTCATCAAATAGAGTAGTAAGATACTTTGGTTTTAGTGTAAATATGGTTCTTTTTTTCTCTTCTATTCTTGTCTCATATTCATAGTTTGTCACTGGTACTGTAATATTTTCTTTAAGAACCTGTCCATCTCTAGTCGAATAGTATTCCATAGAAAAAGTTCTATCTACATGAAGACCACCAGGAAACACTACTGTACCAGTCTCATCTTTTTGTTCTATTGATTCATAGTGATGAACTTTATAAAGATTTTCATAACTACCATATTTTCTTAGCATCAGTTCATCAAAACTTTCTTGTGGTAGTGGCCATTCATTTTGTAGGTTTAAGATGTTGTTTGATAGTAAAACTACCCAATCCAAAGTCGATTCGCCATACAGATCATATGCCACGTTATCTGGTCTTTGGTTGCCAACTATAAAATACTTAGTAAAATAGTTGACGTTTTTGAAAATCTCGCTTCTGATTTGTCCTCTTTTAAAGAGATTTTTTACTGTGATATAGTTTCTAACACTATCATTACTTGGGTTTACGTTGACGTAATCAAAGTTAGGAACTTGTCTAAAGTAAGGTCTTAATGCCATTTTTAGTACCCCATACCGCTAGCTTTTTCTTGGTCGTCTCTATAGATTGGTTCGAGTTCTGAGAATGTTAGACTGAGATTATATGATGTCATTGATCCATCTGGATATGTCATGTAAGATCCATCGGGAGTATAATCAGTAGTGATGTTTGTTAGGGCACAAGTTTTGATGTTGTTTAAGAATGGATGAGGTGCTCCAGTTTCCCCAAAGATGTACTGTAAATCAAACACATTTGGAGATTTTAAAAATAGTCCAGTGTTTGCTTTTTGTACGGCAGATTCTTTTTTCAATACTCTTATAATATTTCGTATATTATTTGCTTCTGCTGGTTCTCTTGGAGTAAACTTGTAGTTATATGAGAATGTTCTAAGTGATGGACCTTGGAAAAGCATTTCAAGATTATTATTTAAAACTGCACCAGTTGTTCTTGTAATCACATTTGCGCCAACTGCTTGACCAGCAAAATATGCTGTAATATATGCCCCAAGACCTTCCGTTGCTAAAAGATCATCGGCAAATGCTTTGCTATCTGTGATAAGACCTTTAAAAGCATCTGCAAATTTCCCATCACCTATACTATTGATAGCATTTGTTGCTGCTCCTGCTGCCCTTGCTTGGAAAACATTCATTTGATCTTGATTCCAAGAGACTGCGTTAGTGTCTCTAATCCCTGGTTGCATTGGTAAGAAAATGGTTGTCCCAAGTGATTTTTTTCTTCCAGGAGATTCTGTGGATGCAGTATTAAAATCATCTCTAGGTAAACCAGGAGGAATATATTCAATAACAGTTATTTTTAAATAATCAAGTTCAGAGTCTCTTTTAAGTGGATATGATAGAGATGTTATTGGTGCGGTTCTTCTTTCGACTGTTGGCGTAGATTGATTTAATTCACCAGTTGAACCTAGATTAAAAGAAGCATCATTTTCAGAAACTGCAAAGTTAGTATTTGACCAATAATCCGATGCATTTTTGATTGTATTAGTATAAACTGGATTATTTACTAGTTCTTCCATAAAGAAATCTGGAGCGCCCAACTGAAAAGCATCTCCAGTGTTTAAGTTATAATCTGCCCAACTTATAGATCCATCAGAGTTAAAATAGTTTGCACCAGCAGATACCTCATTATTACTTAAAGGTATTTCTGGTGTTCGATTTATTTTTACCTGAGACCCAGAGTCATTTTTTGCTTCAACGTTAAATGATAAACCATCAATAAGGGTTGTGGGACTTACACTACCTTGACTTAATGCCATTTACACTATTTTTAGTTATTTATAGGGGTTTAGTTCGTCTTCTGTTATAATCTTAAACTCTACCATATGGTCTTCGCACCATTCCCTAGCAGCTTTCCATTTTGCTATATTTTTAGTATACATCATAACTTCATTAATGAAAGTTTTCTTTTGCTTTCCTTTTGTCTGCTTTGGTTCTATGGTTTGTTTTTTCGGTTTAACTTCTACAACGTATTTTTTAATATTGCCACTATTTTCTTTAATCTTTACAATAAAGTCAGGAAAATATCTACGGACTTTTTTTGTCGTAGGATCAAAGTAAGGAATAAAAAATTCTTCACTACCCCATTCCATTATCTTCTCGTTTAGATCACAGTACCTCATGAACTTAAGTTCCCAAGAAGATCTGTAAACTATGTTACTTGGGTTTCCTTTATATTTTTCTGGATGCTTAGGATGAAACTTTCCCTGATGATATTTACTTTCTCGCATACATAATATATAAGATCAAAAAGTATTTATAAATGTCTGCTGTACCCCCAAAGAGTTATAGTATAAGTGACTTTAAATCTAGGGCATTAAATCTTGCACAGACCTCGTTATACCAACTTACCATAGTTCCTCCACCAAGAATATTTCAACAAACTGAGAATATTAGTTTGCTGTGCCATGAAGCAACTTTGCCTGGTTCATCATTAGCGACTCATCAAGTAACTAATGACCATCATGGTGTTACTGAGAAGATGGCATATAGAAGAATGTATGATGAATCATTTAACCTAACATTTTATGTTGATCATCAATATAATGTAGTTGATTTTTTTGAAAAGTGGATTGAGTTTGTTGTTGGACAAGGATACACTCAATCACGAAATGCTTATAGAGAAGATACTGCATTTTATAGGATGACATATCCTGTAGACTATAAGCAAACAATCTATATAAGTAAGTTTGAAAAGGATTACTTTAGACCAACCAAAGCACCATTAGATCCAAAAAAACGTGGTGGATCTAACTTAGAATATGAACTTATTGGAGCTTTTCCTTATAATATAGTTTCTATGCCAGTATCATATAATCAAAGTGATATTTTAAAGTGTTCTGTTGGTTTTTATTTCACACGTTATGTTGTTGAGAAGAAAGGAACAGTTACTTACGGATCACCTGGATTGCAAACTCAGGAAATCCCACTGCTCAAAGAACTCCTCCAACTACTTCTCAACAACCAATAAATGCTTTTGATTATAGTAAAATGACTGGATTTAA